GGGCCTTGCTCAGTGTAATCTTCAAATTGCGGGCCATAAGGCTCTGCAAGTGTTCCCGTATCAATACCATACCGCACACCGTTGTAATCACTAAATGGGGTGACTTTTAGGCTGTGCAGATGACCTGTAACGATGTTTTTGCCTGACCAAATAGCGTTGTTATGGGTTGCGTGAATGCCGCCCTTGAAACGGTGCTTAATGACTGTGCCTTCATTAATCCAAACCGCCCAACACGGCTCCCAATCTAAGAAATGGTCACGCAAGGTAAACCCTTTAACGTGTTCGTATTGAGGCGCATTAGCCGCTAGGAACGTCTCAAATCTTGCATCGTGGTTGCCCAAAGGCCAAATCAGTTTGACGTTGTGACGGGCTTTTTTAGCGGCTTCTTCAATGTATCCCATTGAAATGGTGCAAGCCTTTAGTTCCTCCATGACAGAAGGTGAGTTAGCCCAACCAATGCGAGGATGGCGAGAAATACCTGCCCCGTCAAAAATATCACCGTTTGCAATAACTGCGTGAGGCTTAAGCTCTTGGATGGCCCACAAAAGACCCTTAAATGCAGTGGTGTAAATTCCAGGCCAAAAGTGTGCGTCACTGAAAACAAGCACAGTACCATTTAGGATACCAAGGTCTTTGCGTTTTTGATGGGTATTTGCTACTTGAAGGTGTGCGTATTGCCCAACTTCTTGTGGGGCTTTGATTTCAATCTTTAATCTGTTTTCAATGCGTCTGCGTCTTCTATTTAGGCCAGATAAATCAATTCCTAAAGCTACACTGGCTTCACGAATAGATGAACTGTTTTCAATCGCTTGGATGATTTCTTGATCGGTATATTTTGCAACAGGCATTACAGTTTCCTACGCCAATAAAGCGTGTTCTTAAAACCCCAAGGTTTTGTGGGTTCAAACATTTTGAAACCGCAAGCAATCAGACTGTTTGCAGATGCGGGGTTATCGGTTGTATCGCTTACAAGCCATTTCCATCCAAGAGCTTTTGCTTGTCGGATGCGGACGTAAATAAACTTTTTCTGTAATCCCAATCCGCGAGCAGAAGGAATAACACCTGCGCGGCACAGATAACCGCAATCAGTCCAAGAGACAGTGCGAACAAGGCCCGCAAAGCCAATATCCCTGCCATTTTCAACAGCAATCCACCAGCTTCCAAAATTAGTATCAATAAGCTGGTCATATGGTAGACAAATCTTTTGTAATGCCGACAGTCTTAACTGGACGGACTCTTTACGAATATCAACGCGCTTTAACATGGTGGTATTGAAAACGCGTAATGTGACCACGTTATGACATTGTTAGTCCGACATCTTCAACTTCATTGACGCGCCTTGTCCATCCTCTGCCAAACGTGTCCCATGTGGGCAAGTCCATCAGAAAGGATAGGCGGCGTTTAGTGTAGTCCTCAACCAATTGCTTTGGATTACAGGCCCGTACAGCCGCTAAAGTTTTTGGGCCTATGCCACCGTCAGGCTCCACGCCTACACACGCTTGCAACCACTTTGCAGCGCGGCCTGGGCCACTGTTGATAGCGGCATCAAACACAACGTAGTCCACACCGCTTGGCAATTCATCACCTTGCACTTTGTCCCAGTATTTGCGCTTATACAGCGGAGCAACATCAGCAGGGGTGAGCGCCCTCATTGCTTTCTCATCTACTAAATGCCCACAATGCTCTTCCCAGACTGCTTTGGTGCAACCAAGATTGGTCATGCCACCTGGGTCTTGGGGATGATTGACAAAACCACCTTCATGGACAAGAACAGCGGCAAGCGCTTTAGAAAAGTTATCTTTCATTTTGTAGGCGTAGATTGGTGGAGCAAATCATCTTTAGCTTGTGAACCAGCAGAAGACCCAAAGTAGAAAGCGATGATCCCCGTCCACGCAGTGCCCAAAGAGCCAAGCATCAGCATCAAAGCATCGGAAGTCTTGAAGGTTTCGGTCATCATGCCAACCAAGATGCCAAAAAACCCAATAGTGACTGTGATGGCAAGGATTGCAGGGATGTATGAACGTGTTTCAGCTTGCATCTCACGAGCTGATTTTCTGTCCTCAACATTCAGTTTGGCAAAGTCCAGACCCATCTCTTGTGCCCGAGCAGCCATTTGCACTTCAGCTTGCTTTAAAAGCATGATCTGGTCGGCTGACATTTTGCCGCTGTCAATTGTGGCCTGAACATCCTTGGGGTCAATACCCACCGCTTTTGAAACTGCCTCAATAGCCAACCCAGCCAGTGGGCCACCAAGGGCTGTGGCAATCGTAGGGGCAATAGTCTTTAGCCAATCCATAAAAACTCCTTAAAACGGCAAGTAACTCAATGCCTTGTCCATCGCACGCTTAGCAATGGGTTCGGGCAGCACATATACAAAATCAAGAAACCACCAAACGCAGGCAACGTAGCAAAACAGCTTGAACCATTGTTTGAAGCCTTTGACGATCTCATCCATGATTCCTCAACTGATAGATGCCCCAGCCAACCATAGAGATCAATAGAACGCCAGCCAGCGACCCCAAAATAATCTCGATGGCCTGTTGCAATTCTTTTTTCTTCTTGGCCGCTGCGTCTTTTTCACGCTTGGCGGCTTTGGCAAACTCGGCTTCCATCGTAGCAGCACGCGCCTTAATGTTGTTCCACAACTCCATGTGGTTGGGGTAAAACAGCTTATTCTTTAAGTCTTCCTCAAATTGTTTGTGCTTTGCAATGGCCATTTCAATTTCCATTGCTTTGCCTAATGCCGAACCTTTAAATGTGCCTTTTTTTGCTTCAACCACAGCTTGAAGCGCGTTTGCTTTGGCGTCAAAATAACGGCCCAAAAAAGGGCCGAGAGATTCCACGTTTTGAACCGTGTTTGCCGCTTTTTTGACTAGGTTGACCGCCGAGTTAACGGCGTCCAGAGCCTCAAATGGATCGATCATCCTTTATTCCACCAATGGCTAACATAGCCCAAAAGTGTTGATATAGCAGACACAAATGCCATGCCCATCCAAAAACCACCACGCCCTTTATTGGCAAGCTCAATAAGCGTTTCAAGTTGGTTTTCCATTTTGTCAATCTTGGCTTCCATTGATTCAACTTTTTGCCAAAGAACACCATATTTAACCAAATCAATGTCAGACATATGTCAAATCTTTAAAATGTTATGGAGAATCAGGCCAAGTTATTTCCCAAGGAAAGCCTGATTGAGCTGTAATGTCACGCAAAGTTTGACGATAAGTTGACCAAACAGCTTTATCAACAGGTGCATCAGCAACTTGTGTCCAATCGCTATCTTTTAGCTTTTCACCACGTTGCTTACGCACAGATTTGGCTTGTTCAGCATTTTTGGAGGCAATAGCATCAGCGTCCATGTCAACAACAGAATACTTTGTGTACCACTTGCCATCAAGTTGTTCTACGCCATCAGCAAAGCCTATTTGGTAGCGTGTAGGTTGCGCTTGTGGGCCTTCCAAAACTACATCAGCACCAAAGTCATTAAGCAATTCTTCGCTTAATTGTTGTGGCATAGAAGTGTTGGGATGCAATGCACGAAATTCACTTTCGTACATGACTGCGCCTGTTGATTGAATTCGTACTTGCATGATGTTCCTTATGCGATAGCCAAAAAGATATATGTGCCAGCGTTTACGTTAATAGCCGCCAAAATTGCTGAGTTCAGCGCAAAGCCCGTTGCTACTGTAGTGACTGAGCCAAGCGTAGCGACTTCAGTATTTGTGTTGTTTAAAAGTAGGTAAGGGTCTGTCAGTGTTGTCATACCACGGGTAGTGTCGTAAACGTACCAATTACCAGTTGAGTCAGTGCGTTTGATAATAACAAATCTAGCGCCAGCCGTTAATCCACAATCAATGGTTTGGGTTGTTCCATTGCCTGTGTATGTGCCAACTTTGGAAACACCAGCACAAGTGGCAAATAGATAGGCAACATAAGTTGCGGCAGAAGTGTTGACCTCTGTTGCAGTACCTATACTAAAAACAGACGATGTAGGAGTTGTGCTATTCCACCTTGTTGCACCTGTTGTTTTTGCAGCAGTAGTATTTAAAACAAGATATTCTGTATTTGCTAATCCACTTGCGTATATTTGCCCCGCTGTTGCCCCAGACCGCCCCTTAACAATTATCAATTCAGGAACAACACCCAAATTATGCGCTTGGGTTGTATTACTTGCCGTCCCCGTATAGCAAACCTCATCAAAGAAGCTGGGGGCACGT